ATAGCGCTCTTTGGTAGGGGAAAGTAATGTTTAGCATAGAGCAAATGACCAATGAAGAATACCACAGTAGTCCCGCGCTTAGCGCGTCTGGAGCTAAGACTATAGCGATGGAAAGCCTAGCCGACTACAAATACGGCGAGCGTGAACCGACGCGTGCAATGCTTTTGGGAACTGCGACACATACCTTAGTGTTCGAGCCTCACCTAGTGGGTACAATTTTTCACACGGATGCGAGGGCAAACTCAAACGCTTACAAAGATTTACTCGCTGAGGCGGAGGAAGCAGGGGGCGTCTTACTCACGACTAAAGAGTATGAAGTGGCACGTCGCTCAGCCGAAGCAGTACGAGCTAACCCAGACGCGGCTGAGCTATTGAGCGGTGACTTGGTGGTCGAGCAAAGTATGTTTTTGCGCGACGAAATTTTTAACATCGATCTGCGTTGCCGCCCAGACGGGTGGCGAAAAGACACGGCGACGTTGATCGATCTAAAGACGACCGTAGACCCGTCGCCCGAAGGATTCGCTAAAGCTGCGGCAAACTTCGGTTACCATATACAAGATCAGTTTTATCGCAGATGCATGATGCTCTGTGGTCAGGAGGTAGACAGATTTGTGTTTATCTGTGTAGGAAAGAAAGCTCCGTTTAAAGTTGGGGTGTATGAACTTTGCGGCCAGTCGCTCATGGAGGGCGGCGCGGCTGTTGAGTATGCTTTACAAAAATATAGTGAGGCAATTAAAACTGACGTCTGGGGATACGATTTCGGCAAAACGCAAACTGTCGAGATCCCCCGTTGGGCGTTTAAATTTACACATGGCGAATAAGACAAGGAGTCAATTATGCCAATAACATTTCAAGAAGAATCAAGTGGGACTACCCAATATATTCGAGTTCACACTCCACAAAACAAGTGGAGTATTATGACAACAGAAAAGGAGTTAATCGATTTAGATATGTCGAAGGGGATGGCTATCGACATTAAAAACGTAGTATTTGGGTGGCTTGCTATTGATAAAGGCTTCCGCGATTGGCAACCGTGGCCGGCCCCATCTCAGAGAACGACAAAGCCGGAGGGCGCTGTCGAATATAAAAATGGGTTTGAGGTAGACGTCTACGTTCCGCAGCATGGACACGCGTCTTTCTCAAGCAACACAATGGCAGTCGGAAACTTTATAGCAAAAGTTTACAACCAAGTTGAAAACGACCCAAACTTTGCCAGTGGCAAGGTTCCAGTGGTTAAGGTGACTGGCTCTTCGCCCATCACCACGGCTACTGGTAACACAACATATGACATCGGGTTTGTCGTCGATAAATGGATTGACATGCCCGTCAAGGAAGAGGCCGCTCCTTCGATCCCTGTTCCGCCTGTTGTAGAGTCAGCACCCTCTACAGCTACGGCAGAGGGAGACGATTTCTTCTAAACACTTGGCGCTCCGTTTTCGTGACATTTAACGGAGCGCCATTTTAATAAAACAGGGATAAAGAAATGAGCGAAGCATATTTTAATAAAGTCAGGGAGAGCGCTGTCAGCGAAGTTGTGGCAGCATTTAAAGGTGGCCGTAACGAGACGCTTAACAAGGCAGCTTATTCTATAGGTAGACACGCGCATTTAGGCGCAACCGTCATAGAATTAGCCATTACAGATTTACACACCGCAGCCAAAAGTATTGGCTTGGACGACATAGAAATAAAAGCTACAATAGGATCAGGGTTTAAGCGCGGCGGCGAAAACCCAAAGATATTGGAGAACAGCGATAATGAGCCGTATACGCCCAGTGAGTTCGACAGGCTTGTGGGTAGACTGGCGCAAAGCGAAATGCTTGTCAGAGACGAGGAAACGCGCCAAGACAAAATCAAAAAGGCGCGTGAGGTCTGGGACAGAGCCGTTCCTATCAGCCGAGAAAACAAAGACGCAATACGCCCCGCGCTACTCTACCTAAACTCACGGTCGCTCAGGGCGTCTACAGCCACGAACATAGCGCGGTTTAGTCCAAACGTATATGACGGCCCCGCAATCATCTTCCCCGCCCTAAACGAGATGGGAGAGGTTCAGGGGGTGCAGTCGGTACTCCTAACCGTGGACGGCAAGAAGCGTATACACAATGGTATATCCAAATACAGCCGAGGTGTCATAGCGGGTAACGTTATGCGTATTGGCGACGAACATGACGGGGCGGCTATCATTATGGCCGAGGGGCCGGAGGACGCCCTTTCAGTACATCAGGCTACCAAAGATCACGTTGAGGCCGCAATTGTGTGTACTTTTGGTAAGGCGGGAATGCAGACGTATAACGTGCCTCGCGCTTCGGATGTAACGATTTGTGCAGATCCCGACCTAGACGTCGAGAAATGTGCAGACGTGCTGAGGGGCGATGGTAGCACGTCTGTGTCAGTAGTCAGGTTTGATAGCTTGGGCGTTGAGAACGTCAAAGACGCAAACGACTACTTAAAGGAGGCCGGCGAGGAGAAATTGAGGCAAGCCCTCGCCGGCGCTAAAAGCGTCGAGCAAGTCAAGCAGGAGACAATGGAGGCGGAGCGACAGTGGCCGACGCCTTACGATCCAGTCGATCCCGCAAGCATACCTAAGCGGCGTTGGATCTATGCAAATCATTACATCAGATCAAATGTAAGCGTATTAGCTTCAGCCGGAGGCGTCGGTAAGACGTCGATGCAAACCGTCGAGGCGCTCGCCATTGTGACGGGGAAACCGCTACTCGAAGAGAGAGTTGTAGAGCCTTGTAACGTCTGGCTAATTAACCTCGAAGATCCTATGGAAGAAATGCAGAGGCGAATGGCTGCGGCGATGATCCACTACGAGATCAAAGCCGACGAGGTTCGGGGTAAGCTATTCCTTGACGCCGGTCGAGACTTGCAGATCATTTTTGCAAAGCAATCGAGAGACGGGCTAGACGTTGACGACGAGCTACGCGACTACATGGCCAATAAAATAAGAGAAAATAATATCGGATTGGTAATTGTAGACCCGTGGGTCGGAGCCAACTACATAAACGAAAACGATAACATGGCAATGAACGCGGCGGTCGCAAGCGTCCGACGCATAGCTGATGAGACAGATTGCGCGTTTGTCCTGACACATCACATCCGTAAGGGTAATGGAGACGACGCGACAGTAGATAGCGTCAGGGGTGCGGGTTCGCTGATAGGCGCGGCTCGTGCGGCGAGGGTCATTAATAAGGTCAGCCAAGAAGACGCATTGAAACTAGGCGTCAGCGAAAGCGAGGCGTTGGGCATATTCCGCATAGACGACGGCAAGGCTAACCTAGCTCCGCCCGCAGAAAAGGCGCTGTATCGTCGTATGTTGGGCGTGCAGCTACCTAACGAGGAATATGTGGGTGTAGCTGTACCGTTTAAAATGCCCGACCTGTTCGACGGCGTGACAACCAAAGACGCTCGCAAGGTTCAGCAACTATCAGCCGAAGCAGAGAAAAACGAAAATCCATATCGCCAGTCGATGCAAGCCAAGAACTGGATCGGCGTGGCCGTCGCTGAGGTGTTAGATTTGGATCTAGAAAAGCGCCACGAAAAAGCTAAGGCGAAAGCCATCGTCAAGCAGTGGATTGATTCGGACGTGCTAAGGCTTGACCAGTATCTCAGCAAGCGACACGGTCGAGAAGTTCCGGTCGTTATCGCCGGTACAATCATAACAAGAGAGGAGGCGGGGTTATGAGCAAACACAGTCTAAAGTCTAAGCGCAGACATCCAGACGCTCCGCGGGAGCGCATAACGGTTGGCCATATAACATTCGAGATGTGTCCAATTAACGCAACTTTTGCGCTGATAGCGGGCGACGCTGTGCAATCGAAAGACAGGAGGCCGCTATTCTCAGGGTTTATAGAGCCGGAGATGGAAAAGGAATTACGTCGGGTCGCGTTTCGATTTAAGTCGATACTGGAGGCGAGGAAGTGACGCGTCCATACTACGAGACGGAGCAAGACCTACAGAACGAGCGCCAAATCGCCAAGATTATTGAGGAGGTGCATAATTGCAAGCTTATCAAGATGCCGATCAAGTTAAGCTTGGACTTTATGGCGGTGAGAGATGGTAAGGCGGTGGCGTTTATCGAGGCGAGGCAGCGCAAAAACAAGATGGACAGGTATCCGACGTACATGATCAGCTTATACAAGGTTATGATGGCGAAGCAGCTAGAAGCGACAACGGGCTTACCGTCTCTGCTTGCAGTGCAATTTAGCGATAAATTTGCTATGATAAAGCTACCGCCAAAGAATATAGAAACTCGAATAGGCGGTTCAATTAGCCGCAACGATCCGCAAGACATCGAGCCGGTCGTACATTTCAACATTAGCCAGTTTAAGGTGGTGAAGCATGAGCTACGATAAAAACATAATAGCCCAAATCATATATGACGACGAAATGGGAGCCGTGGTCGAGTGGAATAAAAACGAAATAAATATAAACGAAGATTCAGACTGGGAGGATGTCGCGTTTGCGCTGAGCGCGTGCAAGGATGTGCTAGCAGATGTTACAGTGATGCACGCGCTTCTAGATGTTATGATGAAAGAGGGGTGTGATGTCACAATTCATTAACTTCCACACCTTCCACACTTGTGGTGTGGTGGGGTGTGGTAAGTGTGGAGAATATACGCAAAAACCTTCCACCACACCACTACGCCTATATAAGGCGTGGTGTGGGGGTGGTGTGAAGCGTATTCAATTTAAGGTGTGGAGATTTTAATATGAAAAAGAGAGTTACTGGTAATCGTGCGAAGCGTAGGGGGAGAGATGTCCTTGGCCACGTAGAGAATAAGGGAGATACGATCAGCGTTGCAGTATGGGGTCAGCTTGCTCCTCTGGATAAGATTGCAAAAGATAAAATTGAAAAGTGGGGTAATAGGTTAACTTCACTCGTTAGCCCAAATACTGCGGGAAAGTTTGAAGCCGCTTATGAGGCGCTTGGTAACGCTGTCAAAGATAACGATGTTATGAGAACACATAAGTTAGCGGGTCAGCTTATGAAGGGTTGGAAGGTATTGGAAGACGAGGCAATGGCTAACGGTCACGAGCCTCTGCATGGAGACGCTTATTGCGTCGAGATGGAGGAAGGCGACATCGTGTGCTTCGCTCTCAATGAGGTCAGTAAAATACGGGAGCAAAATCCAAGTTGGACGGTGTATAGTTTTGAAGATGCTGCGAGAGTTTTAAGGGAAGACTTTTCATCTAGGTTTCTAGATAATGCGTTTAATACGTTTCCAAATGCAAAGGTAACGGAAGTGGTTAGAAATGGTGAGCCTGTTAACTGGGCTTTAGGAGGGGATGAAATACCGTGGTAAAAATGGATAGAGATGACATATTAAAGGAAGCAATGCGTATCATAAATACTGATCGTAATTCTGATTACGGAGACGCAAAAGAGAACTTTGATAATACGGCTAAACTTTGGTCGGCTTATACTGGGTATGAGTTGGGAGCCGTTGACGTTGCAGTTATGATGATGCTTGTTAAAATATCTAGGATTAGAGTATCACCAGATAAGGTAGATCACTTTGTGGATCTCTGTGGGTACGCAAGTTTATGTGGAGAGATTAGTTCTAATGGTGGGTGAAGTAGGAAAAGCTAAGATAGCTATAATCGAAGAGATGGGAGAGGATAAAATCCTTGAACGTATCTCAGCCGGAACAACGGTTAGATCCTTAATGAAAGAGTTCGATGTTGGTTACAAGTTGTTCGGCATTTGGCTTGATAGCGCTGAAGGTAGGCGGGGTCGATACGAGGCAGCGCAAAATCAAGCAGGACATTTTTACGCTGAGCGTGCAGTCGATACCGCTCAGAAATCAACGCCAGAAGATGCTAATGCTTCACGTCTCAAAGTTGATACCGACAAGTGGATGGCTTCTAAAATGAACCCGCAATATGACACGAGGCAGAGAGATGTTGCGATAAATATTAGCGTTAATGATTTACACGCTCAAGCAGCGCAGTTACTTGACGACGTTATCGAGGGTGAGGCTGAAGAAGTTGAACGTTAAAATTACAGATCAATTCACAATCGCGTGTGTGCGCGTGCGCGTGCCGCAAAGCAGCGATTCTGTCAAGTTTTTCCGTAAATCCTTTCGCAAATGCAGCAAAACAGGGCAAATCAGGCAAATAATTAACATAATACACATTATGCGAATCCAATTATGCCGCGTCGCAGCATTTATGTTTTTTGACCCCCCCCTTTTTTTAGCAAGTCGGTGCAAAAGCCAATGACCTCAAAACGCACACGCGCCCCCAAGAGGAGAAACGAATGAACGCCCCAATAGACAACCCGTTTTTAAAATTGATGAAACGATACCGCTCCGATCCTGTTTTATTTTCCAGAGAGGTGATCGGTGTTAATCCTGATGATTGGCAATGTGAGCTTCTTCGAGCGGTAGCTGATCCTGAGATCAGACGTGTAACGTGTAGGTCGGGCCACGGCGTTGGTAAGAGTACGGCGGTAGCCCTTGCAGCCGTGTGGCACGTTTTGATGCGGGTTCCTTCGAAGACGGTTGTGACGGCCCCCACGTCGGCTCAGCTTTTTGACGCGTGTTTTGCTGAAATGAAAAATGTTGCCAAGCGTCTGAAGCCCCCTTTTTCAGATTTACTGGAGATTAAGAGCGACCGTATTGAGTTAAAAAGTCAGCCGGAGACGACGTTTATTTCCTGTAGAACATCGAGGCAGGAGCAGCCGGAAGCGCTTGCGGGTGTCCACTCAGAGAATGTGCTTTTATTGGCCGACGAGGCGAGCGGTATTTCACCGAACGTTTTTGAGGCGGCAAGCGGATCGATGTCGGGGCATAATGCGACGACTGTTTTGACGGGCAACCCTACGCGTAATACTGGTTTTTTCTTTGATACGCATAACCGGCTGCGCGAGGATTGGTATACGATGCACGTTAGCTGCGTTGATAGCCCTCGCGTTGCTGACGATTTTGTCGAGGACATGAAGAAGCGCTATTCTGAGGATAGCCCCGCGTACCATGTTCGCGTGCTTGGAAATTTTCCTCCGTCTGAGGAGGACACTGTTATTCCCGTTGCGTTGATTGAGAGCGCCATGAATAACGATATTAAGGTTCACGAGGATACGCCGGCGATATGGGGGCTTGATGTGGCTCGACAGGGTTCGGATAGTTCCGTTTTAGCGAAGCGACAGGGTCCGATAATACATCCGCTTACTGTTTGGCGTAATTTAGATTTGATGCAGCTTACTGGCGCTGTAAAGGCTGAGTATGATGCTATCGAAAATCCGGCCAAGCG